TCCGGCATCGCTCAGAATACATCGTCTCATAGCGGCATGGATAGGAAGTGCCGCATTTCCGGGACTGGCGGCGGCCGCTAAACCTGCCAAGGCCCCAGTTCGTGTCAGTGTCGGACTTGACAAATCTTCATCCCACTGAACACCATAAGCCAGCAAACCAGCCATTGCATAGCCGAGCCCTTCGGGAGTAACCGCCCGGCTTTCGTCTGTAAATGCTGCGGTTTCGGCATTGGTGGCGAGTTCAACAACGCCTGTGGCTGCACCTGTGGCATTCTGTTTTAAAGCCGTGAAAGCATCTGCCGCTGTCCCTGCTCCAGTACCACCATCAGCTATGGCAAGGTCGGTTATTCCCGTTATTGAACCGCTGGTGATAGCAGCCACGCCACTCAATACCGTCCCATCAGCCCGCATATAATTAAAACACCGCCAGTCACCAGAAGCGTACTCGTACAGAGCAGCAATATCTCCGGCAGCGGTTGTGATATTTCCAGCGGTAGGCAAGAATAAGTCGGCTGAATGGGTTAACTGAAGCGCACCGTCAAATTCAAGAACCACAATGGTTCCAATGCCCTTTGAGACAATCGTATTAATCGTCGTGGTTCCGGTAATGTCAAACAGGTTGCCGTTCCCGAGGGTCATGGCCCCGGCACTCGCAACGTCAGAACCTTTTGTGGGCTGAAAATTTTGGGTAACGGCTAAGGTTGTAAACGCACCAGCCGCCGGGGTTGTGCCGCCTATGGCTCCGGGTGCCGCCATCTTTGCCGTAATATTTCCAGGGGTGCATACCACCGCATCAGAAGCTCCAGTTACGGTTTCTTCATCGGTGGCGAGTTCGACCAATCCCGCTTCTGTCGTACTCCCCACCCACATATCACACTCACACATAGCCCATAGGTTAGGAATATATAGCGTCAATAAAAGGCTTAATATTGTAATTAATTTCTTCATGTTTTTCACCTACTTTGCAAGGATTACGGTTACAGTATAAACAGCAGAAACTTCCGCTTGACTATTCACATCAAGAGTAACAGGCCCTACAATCGGGTCTTTTCGATAAAGCCTGATATAGTTTTCAGCATCCTTATCCAGAGTGTCAACCCCCTGGCCGTTAAGAAGATCAACAGCACCCTCATCTAAAATATAAACGTCCGAATCGTCTGTGCAGTCAGTCTGAGCCGTTGTATTTTTGACTATAACTCGATATAAATACAATCCAAGGATTCTACCATCCGTTGTGTCGGTGTCCGGTATAGTCCCGTCAGCGGCATCCCCGGTGCAGGTAAACACTAACTGGGCCATGTTTGGGGTAATCCATGAAAATGACTGCGATGCGGTTCCAGCGGCCCAAACATTTGAGACCATAAAAAGCACTGCCAAAATAATTAAAAATAATCGTTTTCTCATAGCTCGACTCCTTTTATCTGTTTAAATTTTAAAGCTGCTGTTTTTATATAAACAGGCCTTGGTATCACTTTTCGAATTGGCACAATAGAATCACCCATGGCTTTTTCTTCCCAATCAGGAGGTAAACCTACCGTAACTTTTTCTGTAGGCCAATTAGGTTCGGTTGTTTCGTCAAGGTCGTAATCTTCCAAAATAACATCAATCATATCTCTGTCCGGTTCGGTTTCTGACTCCACGATAGTCTTTCTCTTCATTTCAAGAACTTTTTCTTTTGATGGATTGATTACAATTATTTCATCTTTTGTATCATCATAACCCGGAAAAGGATGGGGAACTAATTGAGGTTTTCCACCATTGCCAAAACAAGGATGGTCAGGGGCTTGCCAAACAGATGAAATTTCTTTGGTTGCCTTATCCCTGAGAATAAATATCCAAAAAACTTCGCCGGAAGAAGTTACATATCTTTGCTGTGCATACAATACCTTGGGACCACCAGCACTTTTTAATCCAACGGTTGTCGCATAGGTAGTCCAACCAGCAAAACCTGCATCCGCTTTTAAAGGATGACCTTCCCATGCTCCCGAATATGTATCCGTCATTTTGTATTGTTCTCTAAAACCATATGACCCACCAGGTAAGATTTTGAGAGTCAATGTTGTTGAATTATGATTTACACTTCCCAAAGATGTTTTTAATTTTGTCTGAGTAACCGCACTTGATGCAAGTTTCGCCGCCGTTATTTGACCATCAGCAACCGTCGCACTTGCCGAATTAACCCCATTGTGATTGTGTCCGCTTGTGTGGGTTTTAATGTCATACAGTATTTTATAATCATCGCCGGACAAAACACCGTCTGCTAAAAGGGTGTCTCCGGTACATACGATTGTCGTGGCGGTGGTATCGTCAATGGTATAAAAATTTCCTTTTGCATTTCCGGAACATATTACTAAAGTCCTGCCATTATGCTCATCAACACTATAGCTCTTGAAATAGTCCGTGAGGGTTGTTTCTGTCGGGTTTCCCGTAGCGGTCCCACTATCGCCGGTATCGAGCGTAAGCTGATATAGAATTTCGATCATTTCACGAATAGCTTTATAAGTAAGCTCGTTGTCCGGCGAGTCGTAATCAGTCTCGGTTTCTAAAACCAAGCGTAAATTTGAAATTGCTCTGAATATTTCAAGTGCCATTTATTGCCTCATATTATTAAATGTGCGTCATCTTCAGCCGTGCCTAATTTGTTGGAACTGTTCGCAATAAAACCCCATTTTTTTTGTTCATCCGTGCAATCGTCATAATCAGCAAACAGAACTATATCCCCGGCATCAGGGGTAAACCCCAAAGCGTCACAAGCACAAGCCCCGGTTGTGGTATTCACGGTCAAAAGCGTAGCATTTACTTTTCTCTGTCTCATTTTAGAATCGCATACCTGGACCTCTGGGCTGGTTAGATCAGCGTATTTTGCAGCATCAGCCACAGACACCACGAAATTCTCTGCATCGGAAGCGCTTACTACAGTCATGGCCGGAGAAATAACTCCATAAGTTCCTTTGGCAAATCCGGTGTTCAGCAATTCAATCGATACATTACCCTTTGCCCAGTCCACACTTCTATTAATTATTTCCATACGCTCGGCGGTATATCCCCGCGTGCCAGCCGCAATATCGGGAACTTTTGAATGTGTGAAAGGAACAATATCACCTGCCTCGGATAACCACCTTGAAAAAAATGTTTTTAATTTTAACTTGATCGGAGGGGTAGCGAATCTGCCAAATATTCTATCCTTTCGAGTTGAAAGTATGTCTAAGGTATGTCCGGTCATAGAAGATGGACTGTAGCTTGTGTGGAGTCCTTTGGTTTTAATAGTAATCGGTTTTTTGCCAGGCCCCCTATTGTTTATAGAGGTCGAATCAACATAAAATAATTGTGTGTCAAATTCGTCATCGTCAAGATCGTAGTCATAATGGAATTCAACCTCATTCACTAATGAAGATAAATTGGCATCCCACTTGGGAAGTCCAATAATATTATCTTCGTTAAACGATTGTACTTCTTCCGTCGCCGCAAGTGGGGGCTTAAATGGTTTAATGCTAAACCTACCTTGACCGTCTATAATCGGGTACAAGTTTAAAGGTTTGAATATTTCTTTCTCAAAAAAGTCTTTGGCTTTGATTCTTTCGTCTATGGTAATTTTCATGTAATGACTATCGCCCGGAAACCAATCATCCCGCACCTTCTCAATTGCAGTTACGTTAATATAGTCGGTATCAATCCCCAAACTATTTGCAGCAACGTAATAATCATAAGCGCCGTTATCTCCGTCTCCGGTTGAAGTCAAACACGCCAATAGGATATTTATTGGATTTCCTGATAGCGTTACGATTGAGTCTTCAGCGCCCCTAAATATTTTTCTCTGCATCCATTTTGTCGGATCTGTAACCGCAAACTGATAGACAATCAGGTCTTTACTTAACTTCAACCCTGTTACCCATCCGGTCATTACAGTCATCATATTTTCTTCAGCCATGCCCATATATCCGGCTTTGATTGTTGTTTTTTTCCGGTGAAAGTAATAGGTATCAGTTGCCAAAAGAGCGGTTATCTCATCGTCATAATCAATAATATTAATCGTAATGCTGCTAATTGACGCGCTCCCGGATTCAGGATTTACTTTCTGTGCTAAACCGGATATGCTTTTTAAATATTTTTTATGAGACTCACTTCCACCACCCAATGGAAGGTGATTGCAATATGATATACTTTCACCGTCAAACGAAACGGTGTACATAGGAATTTTGTAGTCCAAATCATGCTTTGCTGAAAATGTAGAATTTGTAGTTAGCATTACAAAACCTCGGCAAATGAAAATTTCCAACGATACCAGTTACCGTCTCTGTCGGGTTTGAACTTCTTGTCTAATGTTTTAAGAGTCGGCCAATAATGCCTATGCCTAAAAGTGTCAGCAGAATTATAAGAAAATATCAAGTTGTCGGTAGCAACGACTTTTACACCCGAATCCACTGAGGCTATAATTACAATTTCAAATTCATCGTCAACGTCATTTGCCTTAATCAAACATTCGTCGGCTGCTGTGAATCCGGTTGTCGAAAGTAGGGGGACATTCTTTTGACCTGCGGCCGCTGAAGCGTCAAGGGTTGTACTTCCGATATTGCCTGAATCCATTGCAAACGAAAATTCCTTTCCCTGCCTGGCCCAAGACCACCACGCTTGAAGCTGACGTTCTACAGCCACTTGAAAATACGCATCAAAGGTTATGATATAAGCACCATATTGATTTATCTGCTCTGTCTTACCTGAGCCCGATTTGTTCTGGCTGTACTCTTGAACATGCTCAACTTCTAAGCTGTTCTCTGCAATCTGCAAATCAACATTTACTGAATTATATGTGATTCTTATAGCCATTATGCTATTACATCCGCGTATTTAGAATTAGAGGCAATCAATGTGACATCCCTATCCTCAACCGCTTCACTAATTTTCTCTGCTAACATTTCAATATATCCTTCATCCCCGATATAATCCCCTTGTATGTTGATAGTCAGGGTTCCTCTTTTATCTTCTTGACTCTCAGCGGGTTGATACATTGAAGCATCAGTCGTAACGGTGGGGGATGTGTAAGTCCCGCCACCAGTAGCACCACCTGAACCACCAGGAACACCGCCGCCGCTATCAAAAGATTGTGATCTTATTTGTGCAACTTGCGCAAAACCATAAGCTAAAACCGAAGCTGCGGCTACAAAATTAAATGGATATGGAACATCCCTCATGGCATTCGCTGCCCCTGCATAGGTTGATACAATGGCATTAGCCGTTGCAGCAGCCTTAGATACCTCAAATATTGTCTTGTTATGCCCTTGCGATAAATTCATAAGAGTATTGAATGTGCCTTGTGTGAATTGTAAAGTTCTCTTGTGATTATCTTTTGTCCATGCTAATTTTTGATCCAGATACCTTTTTTCAATCCTTGCTTTTTGCTCGGTTTGCCATTGAATCATCTCTAATGCTGTATCATGTTCGGTTTGCATCATTGCTTGTTTATATTCTGTAGATTCTGTTAGGGCCTCCATTTCCCATTCGCGGTGTTCCTGCCCCATATCCTTTAGGGCTTGATATTTTTCACTTTCAAGGAATATTTCCATCTCGCTTTTGGCAATTGATGCCATTTGAAATTCCATGTTCGCTGCTTCAAGTGCTTTAGCATCGGCCTTCGTTATGTCTCCGCCCATTGCAGATATACCATCAGTTCCTTTACTTTTTGGGAATCCACCAGACCCCCCACCAAGTAACCCTTCATCATATTCATTAGCTTTTCTTATATCTGCTGCTGATGGTAAGTTCGGTTTCTCTTGATATTCGGGCATTAATCCCCTATTACCTGATGATATCCAACCAAGAGTTTGCCAAATTTTCGCATACTCTTGTAAGGCTTTTAAGCTAAGTCCCAAACCTGCTGCCATACCACCGAATGTATTTGTTATTGAATCTTTATTGTCCGTCAACCAATCGGAAAAAAACTCTAAAAATTCTTTGATTTTTGGTGCATTTTTCTCCCCGATTTCTCGCAAGACTCCTGAAATCTTATTTCTAAACAACTCTTCAATAGCAGCAGATGTCTTCTTCCACCGTTCAAAAGCATCATCCGCAGCATTAACACCGTTGGTCATTTCATTAATTTTGGTTGTCAAATCTCCAAAACTTCCAACTGATAATGCCGCTATACCTTTTAACCCCCTAATTTTTGGGAAAAGTGCCGCCATTTTTTCAGCAGAACCCCCGGTTGCTTCTTTTAATTTTTTAAGAACCCCGGCAAATCCAAGACTTTGAATAGCTGCCTGGGAACTTTCAAAACCCATTGCTTTAGTCGCTTCTTTCATATCCGTTGTTGGTTTCATAAGACCGGTCAATACACCTTGATATTGAACAACTGCTTCGTCTGTACCTCCGGCAAGTTGGGTTATCTGTGCAAGTGAGCCCGCCAATTCATACTGACTGATACCTAAATCATGAGATATTTTTGCAAGCCCACCAATATGGGGGATTAACTCTGCTACTGTCGTTTGCCCAACTTTTTCCAATGTGAATAAAAGATCGGCAGCATCGGCAGTAGTTTTAATCTGCCCCTCGTACCCCTTCATAACCTTTGTTAATCCTTTTATAACTTCGGATTGTTCAATATGTGCCGCTTTTGCCGCCTTCGAAGCGGTTGTTAACAATTCTAATGCCGCTTTCGGTTCCGTAATTCCAGCAGATATTACTTGATAATAACCCTTCATTAATTCTGTTGATGATCCTATCTCTTTTGGCAATCCTGCTATGTCAGCCGTTAAATCCTTGAAACTTCTATTCGTTACTTTCCCCATATCCACAAGAGCAGTTTCATAACTTTTAAATTTATCATTTGCTATTTTTCCAAATGCCACTAAAGCTCCAACCCCCAACAACATTGCTTGTTTCATAGCTTTACCAGACGATGCCCATTGCATATTAATCGCCTGAGTCGTTTTGGCATTGGTGCGCTGCATATTCCTCATGCCACGTTCGTAACGACTTGTTTCTGCGCTTACAATTACTTTGGTTTCTTTTGTGGTCATCTATACCTACGACTCTTTTGTAATGCTGGCATTCGGTTCATTAGGCCGTCCATCTTTCGCTTATGCTTCGCCTCTTTAGCTTGCTTCCGCATCTCAACCCGTTCTGGGCTAAATTCAAGATAATATACTTCCATGATTCGTGAATAGATTAATATTTTTTTGTCGATCCGTGATAAATAAGACCATTGGAAAGGGGTTAAGCGGTATTCTTTCATCGTCAAGACGTCAGAATAAAGGGCGGTTATGTCTTCTTTTTTCTGGCGTAACGATGATAATTTTTGCTCAACCTCATCCGTATAGCCTAAGAGTTTTCTGACAAAAAATCCTGCCTATCCTCCTCAAACTGAGTCAGCAGAGAAACATCTTTGTAAATCTTATTAATCTGATGCCCTGTAATGTTGTTCGATTTTAAAATGTCTCTTTTGTCTTCAAATGACTCAGCAAGCAAACCGTCTTTTTTCTTCCAGTTAATATCGAGTGCAAAAACGGCAATCTGCCATGAAAATTCTTGATTGTGTTTTTCAAGAGCATCAATATAATCATTGTCGGTATTATCAAACACAACCATCATTTGATCATGCTTTAACCCCATGGCCTTTCCTTGCTCCGAGTTTTTCTTGATCCGTTCAAATGTTTGCGGCGGTTTCGGAGCCTTTCCTGATAACTCCTCTTGAAACTCGGCCACTCCGGTTGATTTAATAGGAAGTCGTAGTTTCTTTTCATCCCCGTCTTTCGTGACCTTAATGACCGTAAATCCTTTGGAATCAAATAGCAGACCATCAGCCACTAATTCCGATATAGTTTCAACATCCCCGTACTTTACTTGTTCTTCCATTTGCTCCTCCATTTCTATTATGCTTCAGCGGATGTGCCTTCCGTAAACCCGGTAAGAGCTGTGATCGTGCCGTAACACATCCCATTTAATGACAGTGTAATCTCCGATTCAGATTCAGCAAATGTTTGCTGATCCAAAAGGAATAAAACACCGTTGTATCGCCAGCCGAAATCAGTGCCACCGGTGTCTGATAACCATTCAACATCGCATGTACTTTTATTGGAATCCGCAAAAGCTGGATTTGCATTAGTGCCATCCCTGTTAGTATCTGACTCGGTAGATTCTAAGGATTTTGAATTAACAGTCTGAGAAAGACCGTCATTCATCGCAGTCAACCAATGAATAAGATAAGTCTGTTGAGTTACGTTTTGCAAAAAATACCCGAACGTAACAGGCACCGGTTCCATCATTGGAGTATCTGGGCCCTCAATATAGTGCATGTCTGAAGTAGCACTACCCCGATCAAGTTGAAGCAACTCCTCAGTTTTGGGCGTTCCTATCGGCCCGGTAAAATTTCCAAGATCAAAATCAAGCTCTAAATATATAGGCGTTGCCGTACTATCATAAAGCCTGATTTTTGCGCCTCTCTGTGTTACTTTAGCCATAATAAAATCTCCTTTTTTTATTCCTTCTCATAATTTCTTTATAAAAAGCGGAGTGCCATTTGCGATCAAAATTCGCCTTGCTATTACATGCGACACATAAAGTAATTAAATTTTCTGTTGAGCAATTTTGTTTGTTATAATCAATGTGATGGACACACAATAAGTTGCATTGTTTAGAACAAAATGGATTTTGGCATATATATCCATCTCTGTTCTTTATTTCTTCTTTAAAATCCTGTGTCCATATATAACAATAAGGCAATTGAGAAGTGCCTCCGTTCCAGTTAGAGGCTTCATTTCCACAATATCGCCCTTTTTTGGCCATGCTTATTTTTTGTCGCGTTTTTAGAGACACAACCCTTCCTTCATGCGCTTTGCTCATTTTTTCTTTTGTCCTAATCGAAGCCTTTCGGCCATAGGAATGATGATTTTTACCGTATTTCCCAAAGTTAGCATTGTTTTCTCCACCTATACTCTTGCTAATTCTTTTTTTTGTTTCTTCCGAATGAAAACACCCAAGCATAGGAGGCGATTGTTTCGCCCTGGCCATCCTAATCCTTTCCTTTGCTTCTTCGCTACGAATACGACCAGTATTTTTTAATTTTGACGAACATGAATTTGAACAACACAAACCCTTTGATTGTATTTGAGTTAAAAATGGTTGCTTGCAAACAAGACATGATTCCTTATAAATATAAGTAACGGTTTTGTTATAAAACCGATCTTTCTGTAGATTATATTTTAATCCCTCTAAATTATCCCAACATATAATCATCAGTGCCTCACCCCAAAACCATGTATAAGTTCAATCACACCATAAACGCCGGCATTTACAGTGATAGGAACGTCCGACTCCGACTCAGCGAATGTTACTTGATCTTCAGGAACAAAGACCTCGTAATACGCCCAGCCTACCCCCATTGTGCCAAACAACATTTGAATATTGACTGTCTTTTTTGTGGACTCAGCAAATGAAGGATTAGCGTTAGTGCCATCGTTTTTAGTGTCACCTTTAGAGCTTGTGCCAGTCGCGGTCCAGTTCGCGGAATCCGGATCACCACAAGCCAAAGCAATTTGAATATCGTTTTTGTTTAGAGTATCATCTAAAGCCGCGCTAAAAGAGGTCGGCAATGGGTCGTAAATAGGACTGTCAGGACCTTCAATGTAATGAGCATTAGCATCCATGCGCATTCGGTTTAAAACCAAGATTTCTTCTGTCTTGGTCCTTCCAAGAGGTCCGTTAAAATCCATGTTCGCAAAAGCTACTTCAAAAAATTGACCGTCAACAGGACAAAGGATATCCGCATCCGGAGCGGTTGACGGAGAAGTGGTGGTCATTAACTTAATATAGTACTTGTCGGAATCAAGGTTTGCACTAACAGCATTTGCTCCCAACGCCCAACCTTCAGGAACCTTGAACGTAATATAACCATCCTGCACAAAGCAATCAGCCCCGGTTGCCGTCCCGTCTGTTGCCGTTACGGTATTGTCAAAATTGGTGCCGTCAAAATAATAAGCTTTCAGCGCCCCGGATGATACGGCGTATTGACTGGCACCATCCTTTTTGAATTGAATCATCGCAAAAGAAACGTCAGCACCGATAAACACCGCATCGTCATTGTCTGTAAGGAAGTCAGATGAATAGCTTGTGTCGTCTGTATCCACGGCGGCAGTAATATTAGCATAAGTCGTTGAACCGTCCCATGTAACAATATCCACCGTGGCATCGTCTCGTGGAGCGGTTCCTAAAAGGATTGCGCTACTATCATAAACCCTTAAAACACCGTCCATTCCGGTTAGTTTAGCCATTATTAAAACCTCAAATTTGCGCGTTGCTTGGAAAAAAACTTCTCAAAAAATCGCTTTTCCACATAACGCGGGATCTCTTTTTCTTTTCTATTCCAAAAAGTGGTCAATGCCGGACGTTCAGGGGTAGTCAACATTTTGGTCGTTTTCCGTAAATGATACCCTCGATGGTGAAACATAGACCGTATTTTCTCAGTGACTCTTTGCTTTCGACCATATAACGCCCTCTTGACGATCACCGGTAAACCTTTTTTAATCCATCCGATTCTTACCCGCAAAGCACCCTTTGATTTCCCGTATTTAAAAGAAATCGCTTTGGCTAAATTATAAAGCGGGGTTGTTTTTCCTTTCTTGCCTGCCACCGTTACCGGGTGCAAGGGCTTCATTCCGGAAAGACCGGCTTCAATATACGCTTTCAGGTCTTTCCTGATATGACCACCGGCCATCTTTAGGGCTTCACTCATGGCCCACTCAGCACGCTTAGGAGAGGACTTCATAAAGCTCCGAATCTGCCTATCGTCTATTTCGATATGGATCATTAGTCTCTGCGCCTCAAAGCAATGTGAAACTCTTCGTCGTCTTCATAAATAACCCCGCCATCAATGTCCGGGTCCATTTCCCAGGTTTGAGAATCGAAAGTATAAGTATCTCCATGTTGAGGATTTGTAACTTCGCTTTTCATAACCTCAATTATAGCCGCCGCCGTTATCGACCCCCGAACATAGGTCTCTAAATGAGACCCTTGCCGGGTAACGATTGCCGATATATCAACCGCACTTTCACCCGTAGCGGTGTAAGACACGGTTTCTGCAAACTCATCAGTGTTATAAAACACTGACAAGTCCGTAGTAAGTTTGCTTTTGAATGTCATTTAATTTATGATATAATTGCATGACCAAAAAAATGGAAACGCAATTCCATACGGTTTTTGACTCACTGTGCCCGCCCAGGCTAAAGTAGCAATTACACACAGGCCAAGCAAGGCGATTAGAAAATATTTTAATCGTTTCATTTTAACCTCCGTTTATCTTGCATCATTAGGCGCGGTGCTTGCACTCAAGCACTGAAGTACATAAATATAATCAACAGCGCCAATTTCAACGTCCCATGCTAATCTGGCTTGAAAAGCGATCTGACTATTGAGATATGCCTGGGTGTTTGATCCAAGGGTCACATACTCAAACCGCATCTTCCATTTGCGCTTAAACTGCTTTTGAAAGGCTCCGTAATACCACGCGGACCCTGAAAGATCGTCCAGTTTTGGGCTTGAAACCACTCGTTCAGCCGGAATGCCCCATTTACCACCGGGACCCCAGTTGGATTTCTCGTTCTCCACACCCGAAACATACTCAGAGTTGAGAACCTTCATTACAGCGCCAACAATCGCATCAGGAACCAAGATTTTAATCATGGATCTCGGAATGGTAATTCGTTTTCCGCGATTATTCAGCATGGTTGCCATTCGGACTCGGCAATTTTCAAGATCGGTCTCATCCACAAATGGATTTGTAGTGATCCGATTTCCTAAAGGTGCGCGAGTTCCCGGGGTGTTCGCCGTTGCCGAATAAAGAGTCGTGCCGGTTCCGGCGGGTCGATAAACATAAGGCTCCGCATCAGAAGAAGCCGAACCGGTATCATCGGTAACTCTCGCAAGGGTTTGTTCCTCAATCCACTCGGCAGCAATCTCGCCCAGGGCATTGGTGCGTGAAACAATATCCTGAAGTTCGTTCTCGAGGATCGATTCAACCGAAAAAGTAATTTTCCGACCGTTCTTTTTATGCCGGATCTCAACCTTTTCTTCTTCGGCCCCAACCTCCGGGAAGTCTTCCCTCTCTGCAACTTCGTCAACTTCCTTGTCGAGTGTTGAAATCTGGGCGATAGTCGTAACTTTTTTAGGATCGTCAAAATCAGTTACAAGCTCACCGCCAATGGTTTCAACCGCCTGGTACGAATCGTTGATCTGTGCAATTGTCGCCGTGCCGGTCAAAATCGGAAACGCCTGAGAAGTAATGGTTCTCTGGACACCATTCACTTCAGCCGTTACCTGTACCTCAACATCTGCAAGGCCCTGATAAAGACTCCGCAGGTCTTTGAGATTTTCCAACTTCAAGTGGCCATCCTCTGCCCCTTGCTGAACCTTGTGGACAAAGTTTTCCGGCTCATGCTGGGCTAATGCCCTTAAATCACCGACTGACAAACCTTTCCCTATTTTCACAAGGTTTGATTTGATAAATGTTTTCATCTTAAATCTCCTTTTTGATAATTAATTAACTTCCGTCAGTCCATTCACCAACAGGAGCCAAACAAGTAAAACCGTCTGCACCTTCTGTTATCAATCGACACGAAAAGCCTATTGTAGATTGGGTAATCTTATCGCCAACATCCAGTAACGCCCCATCCAGACGGATTAAATCAACAGCATTTGGATCAAGACATTGAGTATCACCGTCAATATTGACAAAAATAGCGTCCATGCCCGGCTTAACCGCCGGAAGCGTTACAGTACTTGTACCGGCAAGAGTAACTAATGTGTTATACATATCAGACTCAAGCAAAGTGCCGGTCGCTGCTATTGTCACAACCCTTCGTCCAGGATTTACCAATTTAGAAAAACGAAATCCCCAATAAGTACAGCAGGGGTTAAAAGAAAATCGTGCATAACTCTGACTTCTGATGCTGGTATCTTCTTCCTGTGGATAATGATCCCAACCGACAACGGTTGCCACGGCAAAAGCACCGGTGCTTGCGGTTAATGTCTGGGTTGTAGTTGCGGTCATTGTATAGGGATCACCAACGGCCACGCTTGCAGCGGCAGCAATCGGAAATTCAAAAACATCTTCCGGATGAAGTGAATAAAAAAGAATGTATCTTGAAGCAACCAACTCATGCCTTCCGGATGCCTTCTGCTCCTCGGCAGCAATCGCTAATGGATACCTGTGATCGGCAATCGCATCAATGGGGATAAAGTAACCCGTGGTTTCGTTCCAAGTGCAAAGCTCACCCCGCTTAATTGCCTGGGTAGATCCGGCCTGGACCAGCCCTTTAAACATATGGGCCTTGCCGTCCTTTCTGTTTGAATATACAAACGGGTCTCTATTTACAGCAGCCATTTTCTATACCTCCGTATTGTTAATGATTATGCAGTTTCAGCCGTCCATGTTCCATTTTCATCTAATACAATAAAACCAGCGGCACCCTCTGTTAAAAGGTGAACACTATCCCCAGCCGCACCACCTGAAGTAATTGTAAAACCGGCGGTTAATAGCGCCCCCGCAATGCGTAGCTGGTCATCGTCATCAGGATCAACCACCACGGCATAGGCTCCGGTTCCGACTATAGTTGTGTCCATCCCAGGTTTAACCGCTGGCAAAGTTATTGTCTTGGCAGCGGTTACAAGAATAAGGGTGTTATACATATCGCTTTCAAGTAGCGTGAGATCAGCAGCGGTAGTAATAACCCTTACGCCAAGATTCATCAATTTGCTGAACCGGAAACCCCAATAAGACACACAAGGATTGAAAGACACCCTCGCGTAGCTTTGATTTCTGATTGTGGTATCTTCCTCTTGCGGGTAGTGATCCCAGCCGACATTATGAGCTACAGCAAACGCCCCGGTGCTTGCTGTTAGCGTCTGAGTAGTCGTAGCGGTCATGGTAAAAGGATCGCCAACTGCCAAAGACTGTGCAGCGGCAATTGGAAACTCGAAAATGTCCTCGGGATGAAGTGAGTAGAACAAAATATATCTGGAAGCGACAAGCTCATGCCGACCGGATGCCTTTTGCTCCTCGGCAGCAATCGCCAAAGGATACCTGTGATCGGCAATCGCATCTATCGGTGTGAAATAACCGACCTCTTCGTTCCAAGTGCAAAGCTCACCCCGCTTAATTGCCTGGGTAGATCCGGCCTTAACCAGCCCCCTGAACATATGAGGTTTACCGTCCTTTCTGTTTGAATATACAAACGGGTCTCTATTTACAGCAGCCATTTTGCCTACCTCCGTTTAAATTTTAATTAAAAGAAATGGAAGGCTGACAAACTGAACCGAAAAAGTCTTTATCGTCAACCCCTTCAAAAGATGTAACCTGGGCGCGGGTTGTGATTTTCTTTTTACCTTCCAATGTAGTGCCCTTGTCGCCCGTATCACCCGCATCAGAGTCAAGAGTGGCTTCATCGGTAATCGTTCTCAACATTTCCGGCTCAGTTTTGCCCTGGGTTGCCATGTCCGCAATTTTGCTTTTACATTCCAGAGACACGGCACCTGCCCGGCCCAAAAGATCCTGAAGAGTTTCAGTGTCAACCAACATTTTGGGTTTCGCATCCTCGGTGATCAGGGAGCGTACCGCCGTTGCAATGTCCTCGGCCTTGGGGATATCTTCAGGTTTCGCAAAATTTAATTCGCGGATAGCCCCGTCAATCATCGCTTTTACTTTTGTTTCATCCATGTCTTTCTCCTTTGTTTGTGATTTAATGATATCGATACCCTCAAGGGACCGTGTTAAAGCTCTTCCTACTCCGACATTATGATCTAGTGGTACGGGCGTTAGGCTTATTTCGTGTGGAGACCAACGAACAGCAATAAGGGCCGGACCTTTAATTTTAACGCCATCTTCTTCAAATGTTTCATCGTTCAATACCTCGCGGAATTTCTGAATCGTATAACCTACTGAAACACCCTTTAAAGATCCCGACTTGACCTTACCCAAAGCCTTTTCACCATCTTCGTCCTCATCAAATATAATCTTTGCTTCTCCCCTGCGGTCTTTGATACTTATGCTTTTTAACGGCCCGACAATATTATTCGGATTGTGGTTTAAAAGAGCCGCGCCAAACCGTTTTAAACGAGACAAATCAACGTTTTTAGATCCATGGAGCAAAATTTCAGAACCAAACCATCTCTTTGCAGGGGTTTCGGAAGAAAATGAAACAGCTACACTTCTATCTTTCTCATTGATTGATCTCTGGTCTATTTCAAACGACCTGTAAAAGAGTTCTGTCTTCATCTTCTTTTCCATCCTCTTTTTTTGGTTTCTTAGGTTCCGGTTTTTCCGGGTAAAGTTTCACACCATATTTCTTTTCTACGGCTTGAATCTTCTTCATGGATCTGGCTTTCTTCTCGATATGAGCATCAAAATCCTTGCCCCGTTCGGCCAAAACATCAGGTAAAATCTCAACCATATTATCAAGGTCTATCTGGTTGCCCTCAGCCTCTTTTTTCGGGTCAATCCATTTCCGATAAACCGCCGGTATCCAGTCACTTCTTAAATAATCGTCTTTCCGGCGGTCAAAACCCCTGGCCTGTATTTTTCCCTTTATGACTAACCGGGTTCCAACATTCTCCCAAACCGGAATACACAAATGATTGATGAGATACCATTGACGCATTGCACAGGCCGCATAGAAGTTGAGTAGAACCGTCCGGGCGTTTGAGTAGTTCATGCCCTGCCAATTCTGGGCAAATACTTCCGGCGGCATATCCAGGGCATTGGCCGGACCGCGCATTAATTGATTGATAAATGATTCAAGTTGATCATTCGGACGACTGGGCTTATGAAGGTCATAATCTTCATTCGGCATGAGATAATGATTCATATTCGGTGCAAATTCGTGAATGCGCTCATAACCTTCCGGTCTGTCTGCGGTAGGATCTGTATATGCAGCCTGAAAACCCTGGGGGTCATTAGTCTTTATAATTCCGGTCATGCAGGCATCTTCAAGAGCCGCTAATTTCTCAGCCTCCATGTATCGGTCCATGTCGTGAAGATCTTTTAACCCCGCTGCAAACTCTGAAAATCCACGAGTCTGTTCAGGTCGTAACGGATTAAAAAGATGTATGACTTTCCTTAGTGTTCCATCACCTATCTTTGAGAAATAAGCAGGAATCTCTTCGTAATCAGCCCTGACAATAGCAATATTGAGGGTTTCACCGGGATGCACTTTAAGTATGTAGTATGTCTTTGGAACCCCTTCATCGTCATATTCAATGCCATGTCGAATTTTAGGGTTATTAATTTCTGATTGTGGCGTTACAAGCCGGTCAGCCTCTAAAACTTCAAGGCAGTAGGGTATAATCCGGCCCCTGCGCTTACTTTCCCGACCAATGACAAGACACTCCCCATCTCTCATTAAAGAGCCTTCAGCAAGTCCTTGCTGCTCATAAAAAGAGTGCATCAAGCGTACATCGGCCTGTTTTTGCCATATTGCGAAATACTTCTCTGAAAGATAAGAAACGGACTCAGCATCATTCTCGTTAATTTTGGGATATTCTAACCGACGCCCCGGATCATCAGCGGTAATGACAGACTGAAAACGTATGCCTTGCCCCACAACATTTCGCACGTTTCTCTTGATTGGCCCTGCAACATGGCCGTTATTTTGCTCTAATTGTCGGACATGCTCTCTGAGTTTGGAAATATCGGAGTAAATTGCAGCGTCAGGGCTTCGTGATTCGGACTGAAGATCATACCGAGACCTACCACCGGCCACAGAATCAAAGCTACGCCTATGGCCTGTGAATTCGTCAAGCCGATCAATACGTTTAGACGCAATAAAACCGCGCATTGCACGTTCAGGAAAAAATTTAGCATAAAATTTAAAAAACTTACTCATGCCCCAGCCTCCGTATAATTCCATATTCTACGAGCTTTAATATTGGAAATAACTGGCCGAGTTACTTCAAACATTTCGGCAATTTTATAATGAGAAATGGTTGTATTTTTTAATAAAAACCTAATTGTTTTTACTTTAAAATTTGTCAATTTTGCGCGAGTACTTCTTTCACCTTTTTGTGATTGCAGCCCTATTCTAAAGGCATGTTTGATATTTTGGCTTCTGGTCACCCATTCTAAATTCTCAAGTCGATTGTCATGCTTAATGCCGTTTTTATGATTACATTCTTTTCCATTTGGACACGTGCTTGTAAAATTTTCTAAAACTAATCGATGAATAGATCTTGAATACGATTTCTTTTTTTTGCGCAATTGCACTCTGGCATATCCATCAGGGCTTATCCTCGGCTTTAATTTTCTGCCATATTTTCCAATTATTTCACCATTCTTAAATATCTTATATTCTTCAAAACCTCTGATTAGGGTTTGCATTATGAAAACCTCATCGGCCTGCCATAAGAAGTCATCCTTGCTCTATCCCCCGAATTTTCAAGCGCCTCTAACTGATAACTTTTTTCTAAAAGACCCACTAACTCATCAATGTTGCGATAACTTATGGCGCGGCCACCTTTAGAATATGACCCCGTACATGGAGACCCGGCCACATGATCAGCCATTGCGTTTTTAATAGCCGTTCTAAATGATGGCCATGTCGTGAAGTCAGTTGCCATTTATCCCGCCTTCCGGAACATCTTAAAAAGTATGTTTCCTTCTTTGCCGGACACATATTCTTTTGTACGGTCAACTCTTCGATCAACCTCAAACCGATGTCCACACACGCGGCATCGAAAAAGCGCATAATCTTGCTTTCTCAATTTACAAACGACCGGATGAGCGCCGCATCGGGGACAGGGAGGGGATTTCCTGTAGCGCAACATCCGGTCGCAGGGCATATCGATTGTGGTTGTCTGGATCTCGGGCAAAGCTGTTGTAGTGTGGATTTCCGGCGAAGTTATGGGAAAATTCTGGGGGGGTGTAGCGGTTTCGGGGTTAGACTCGGTTTGATCCTGATGAGAAGCGCAAAAATTACCGATTGTAGCATTTCGTTTACATCGGCTTCCTTGTGCTGTGAATCCTTGACATTTAGCCATAAAAAAACCTCATATATAGTGCTGTTTTTGATTGCTAACACTATACACGAGGTTTTTAGGGGGTTGCGCAGTCTTTAAACAGATTGATAGACATAGAGGTCAATCTTTAAACAGAATTACACAACTTTTACTTGACAGAGTTTTTGAGGGGGTATTATTCAGTAATTTTTTCCTCTGGTGGATCTGTAATAGATTTTGATGTTCTGGCCCTAAAAAATGCCTCTACATTAACCGAATAAAAATGATAAGCATTGCTAAAAAACCAACAAGGAAGACCGTCCTCAATATATTTCATAATCGTAGGCCGGGACATGCTAACATGATGAACCTCTTGCAAATACTCACTTAGATCCGGTATGCCTTTGATTATTCTGCCAGCTCCATTATTGGTCAATTAAACCACCCCCCCTTTCTATCCGGTATAAATGTTGACTTTTTCTCCTTCTCTTCCGGCCTTTTCGTCTTACTATCCAGTTGTTTCGCTAAATCTCGCTCTAATTGATCTAAGTTTATGCTGTCTAATATCCGTAATGCCGCTGCATAAGCGTATTTAAAACAATCCAACACCTCGGCCCTCGGATGCACCCGGACCAATTCACGCACCGGGAAACCTTTCTTGTTGCGATTGGTCACAAACTTCTCAGCCGTAAGCTGTAAATAAAACTCATCGTCAAGCCCAGCCGGAAAGTGATAATAGCCCGGGCCCTCTTTTTCCTGTTGTAGTCGAGTATAAACCGTTAATGTTGCGGTGTCTGAGCCGATAGGCCACAATTGAATACCACCCTTAATTTTTTTGCCGCCATAATTCACATCTTGCGCAGTAGGCATTCCAAGAACAGGCTTCCCCGGATTAGACTGGCCCTTTAACGCAAATACGATAGGTTGTCTTTTCCGACAATAATTATAAACCGCCTGAGTCCTGGCACCATCGCCCGAATCAACCCCCATGCTAAGAATATGCAACTTCGCCCCTGATTCATGCTCAAACTGTCGTTTAATAGTCACTTCATCCAACTTGCTCCAAACTTCTTCGCGTGACGTATCGCCGTGGATTCTATCATATGAGATTGTCCAGCACTCTTCTCCCCTACCCCACGCCTGAATCAATACCGCTAAAAATAAGTGCTGAACATCAACGGAAGCGGTCAAAAACAAAGCGCCTTGAGGTATTAACATTTCGCTTTGTGGGAGGGCCGCGCGGTTTTTTAATGATTCGTGATATGGGCGTTCTCCTTTCTGCTCAAACGGATCGGCTATCAAAGTGTTTGTCCAGGTTTTCAGCTTTTCAACATTTATAACCCCCTGGATCTTGCAGGCTAAAAAGTCACCGGCAATTTTCTTCCATGTGTTTTTCCAACCAAGCGGCGTAACCATTGCGCTATACTGAAACCCCCGAACCTCATTTTCCGGATCTTCGTGGATATACTTTCCATCCGGAAGCATGGTTCTCTTGTCAACTTCGTCAATTTTGTGCTGACAGAACGCACACTCGTAATAAATCCAAGACAAATTCAGCTTGTCGAACTTTAGGTTTTGAAATATTAAATACTGAGGTTCTCCACACTTCGGGCATGGACAACAAAACTTTCCCATGCTTGAAGCGTTGTATTCACGTTCAACATTTGATAAACTTTTTATTGTGGGAGTAGAATTGATAAATGTTTTTGAGTTTGCGAAGGTCGCTGTCCGTCTGTCTGCCAGATCGCCCGGATCGCCCTCATCTCCGATATCAAGATCAAACCCGTCAAAGTCATCTAAAATTAAATATCGCACAGATTCTTGACGGTAAATAACAGGGCTGTTCGATCCGGAAAAACGCCAAGAACCACCGGGAAACATTTTTTCAAGAATTGTATTGCTGGAAGTTTTCAGCTTGGCATCCTTGATCTTGCCGGCCATCCTTGGGGTATCTCGCAAGGTGGGGGTAATCTTTTTCTTTGAAAATCCCTGCGCAAGGGTATCGGTAGGCATGATCATCAAAGTAGGTCCAGGGTATAAGTCAGCGGTTCCGAATAAAAATATAATTGCAATCGTAGTTCCCGCAGTCTGGCCGGGTTTCATTAACACCACTTTTCTTGTCGGGGATGTGGGGGATAATTCTAAAAGGGGTTCAACAACAAACGGTGTCCGACTTGATCGATACTTGCCGTATTCAGCCGTGGACTCTCGCGGTAAATATAGATATTCGTCAGCCCATTCGACAAGGTTTAATCTTGGATCCGGCTTGAGCCCGGTTTTAAATGCTGATGTGCAAATAGTCATTTTATTTTCGATTTAACCGAAATAATCTCCCTTATATTTATTTACTCAAAATCCTTTATGCTTGCTTAATTAGTTTTCTCTTATTCATAGCTGCTTTAATAAATGCGGTTTTCCCAAGCATATCAAGCTGTTTTTGTTTCACATCGCTTGATAATAGCTCGTAGTTCACATTTATCAATACAGCAGTCGCGCGTTTGATTTTATTTCTCGCATGTTTAAAAAACTTCTTTGCTACTATTTGCACCTGGTCATCTGGATGCATCAATATGTATCCATTCCCCCGCAAACTTTCAAGGCATAGACTTGAATTTTCAAGTAATACCTCCTTTAGGCTTTCCAGTTGGCTCATTCTTTCCAATTGAAATTTTTGGAAAGAATCGTAAGAACCAAATTCTGGTTTTTTTATTTCAAGCATTTCGTTAATCTCTTCATCAGAAAAAACAATGCCATATCCTTTGGTATCAAATCGCTTTAAAATTATTTCAATCGCATTTTTCCATGCTGGATGTTTCTTGGTTTCCATGTTATTACCTCCCTGTATTGGATTTTTGTTTCCCTGCCTCGCCCTGCCTCGCCTTGCCACGCCCCGCCATGCCCCGCCTTGCCGAGCCCCGCCACGCCTTGCATCTTAAATATTTTCAACAATAAAACGCCCATAAGTCCCGCCGCCCTTAGATCCTGGACGCATTTCACACAATCCAACAAGATAACCGGCATCCTCGCAAATCTGCAACAATGTCCGCTTATCAAGAATATTTTCATCATACATAATACCCACATCAGGAACAGACCATCCCAAAAATAATGGCCTTGTTCTTAATATTTGCCCGGTTCCCACACGAACCATGCGCTGATCATTGAAATTACTATAATATTTATCAAGATCAGGATTCGGAATATCTCCATTAACGCTAATATTAATCTTTGCCCCATTATATTCCATGGGATAGTGCTCGCTTGGCAATATAGCACCAGTCCGCCATTTCGGACCATTCTTTTTCTTTTTCGCCCCCTCAAAAAAACAGGAATTAAGACACTTTGCAGGCATAACAACAACCCCGTCTTCCAAATAAAGTCCGCCTTCCCATTCCAATTTTGCAATTTCTTTTAAATCGGCATCGGTTTTATTCCGTTTACCCGTTAATGATTTCATGGCTTGTGCATATTCCCCCAATGGATTTGCAAGCCTGATATTGTGAGTAATCAACGGTGATTGACCAACCAATTTAATCTTTAATTCTTTCATTATTCCCCTCCCTGATTTAAAGTTATTGTTTCCCTGCCTCGCCTTGCCACGCCTTGCCACGCCACGCCTCGCCATGCCTTGCCTGGCCGAGCCGAGCCGCGCCTCGCCGCGCCCCGCAAATATTTATTTACTCAACACCTCCAAAGCCTGTGTTATTTCCTGAGTTAATATTTCATTCACCTTAACCTCGTCTATCTCAGCCGCCAATATTGCGTTGATCCGGCCCGGTATGTTCATCAAAGAATCCCGGACCGTCCGCGCAATGTCAAAATATTCACGCTCAACCTCATCGGCGGGAATCAACCGGCCTGATTTTTGGTCGTAATCTAACTTTTTCAACCCGGCCTTATACTGTTCGTTTAATCTTCGACATTCAGCATAATCTAATTTGTTAGTACCAGCCTGTTTTGAAACTGTTTCCTTTTCTTCAACGGTGGGTTTCAGTTTCGGCTTCTTACGATTCTCCGGCGCTACATTCTTTTCCCGGTCAAGATCCGCCTGCTCAGGATTAATCAGAAAACGCTTACCCTTTTTTTTAACCGCCTGCTTGGTAATAATCCCCTTCGCAATAATCCGGCGTATGTATTGAGAAGACAATCCACACAAGACAGCGTACTCGGGTATTTTTATGTATTTTTTAGCCATACTTGTTTACTATGATCTGGTATGTTTTTAGATTGATTTCCAACGGTAAGCCAATGCTTGCTATTTTCGCTCTTGGTTAAATATTCTAAATTATCAACCCTGTTGTTTCTCTTGTTGCGATCTTTATGGTTCACAATATGAAGCGGAGAAGGTTTTTCACCTATAAACAATTCAGCAACAAGCACATGAACATACTTGATAATACTACCACTTTCATTTCCCATATATTCAGACAAATAGTAATCACCATTTCTATTAGAAAAATCAGAAATCTTGCCGTGTTTTTCAACTCTCCCAAAGGATGATATTTTATAATTAGGATAATCTGGAACCACTTTCCATAATTCAAGCATGAGTTTTCTTTTCTTTGTTCCATGTGTATGACTTACACGCAGGGCATGACTTGGGTTTTTCAATTTTGGCCTTCCATTCGTGGCCACACTTCTTGCATTTCTTCATTCTCAATCCCTCCTATGTTATTCCAAAATAGCGTCTATTAGTAAACTAACAGCCATTGCCTTGTTGTATGTTGCGGTGTCATCATCAACGATATTGTCAACCCATGCCTCATACTCATCATTTGTCTCAAAAAAAAGCGGGAGTCCTTGAAATACTCCTCTAGAGATATGCTCTACTTTTACTGTTATGCGTCCTTTCTCATCTCTATACTTAGCGATTCCTTTGTCAGCCAAAAATGTTCCGAATACGAATCTTTCAAATTTATTTCCCATTGTCATACCTCTCTTGTTTGTGTTATTGTTTATCATGTCTACATAATAATTATAATAATAACATTTGTCAAGAGAAAAGTGACATTTATTTCATTTTTATTTAATTATAATCTCGCCTTCATAACCACCTTAAATGAAACGACTTTTTGGACTTGTTAAGTAAAAAACACTCGAGCCGCGCAAC